TTTGCAGATTAATCCACAGGAAATTTCTCAAGATGAAAACTTTGCTGTTACAGTAACCCCTACTCAACGAGGCGTAATCGTTGAACACCAAGGTTCGGTGTTAAAAGATATTGTCATAGGGGGGACCACAGGAAAACACCCAAAACAAAAGCACCAATCGATCAGAGACGATGGCGAACCCCATGGTTTAGGATTAGCAGCAGGCCTTTCTGGAGCCCTCCATTCATTCACTGGAGGAGTGATCGGAGAAAAGAACAAGAAGATAGAAACCGGTTATACGCAATTTCATCATCTTCGTAATTATTTTCGAGCATATGTAGAACTTAAAAAAGATCCAACAAAAGATAATTTTCAACTTGTCTTTATGAACTACAAAGACAACGAATTTCTCAAAGTCGAGCCCTTAAAATTTACTATGCGTAGGACATCATCGAAACCCTTCCTATACGACTATGAAATTACTTTAAAAGGAATCGGTCGTTACGAAGCTCCTAAAGTTGAGAGCAATGCTATTCGAGACGCCGTCAACTTCATAAATGAAGCAGCAGACACAGTAGCAGATGTTACAGCAGAAGTTTCTAATGTAGTTGGGTTTGTTAAGTATGTTAACCAGGGTGTAGCAGATATAGTTCTACAGCCACTTGCTCGTGTTTCAGCGGCCGCAACAGTATTAAATAATGCAACCGACGAATATCGCGAATTCATTAACTCACCAGATGATTTCTTCTGGAATCAAATAAATAATGAGGCCTCTAGAGTTAAAGCCCAATGGGGCTCGACAATGGAAAACTCCCTTGGAACTAAAACAGACGAACAAAGAGCTAACGAACGAACAGATGCCTCAGGAAGGGTCTTAGAAAAGGTTGATTCTGAAACAGCAGCAAAAATGCAGATCTCTAGAGAAATTCGTCTCATGGAACTAGAGTCTCCAGATAACGTAGAGCGAGTTGCAAGGCAAGAATTAACTGTTTCAAAGCTTAAAAATCTTCAATCAGATATTAAAACAGTAATGGATCAGTTCTCAGAAGCAACGGGAGCCGATACAGGTGAACAGCTTGTCGACGAAGAATATCAGGCATTAAATGCCCTTAAAAAAGCTTATATAGTTATGGATGGCCTTGTTCTTAACGAAAAGTTTTTCACTCAAACAATTGATTCAGAGATAGCTGGCTTATCTTCTTATTTTTCAGAGCCAACATTTATCCCGACCCCCACCTCAGCAAGAGGCATTATAATATTAGGAACAGATAACATAAAATCAATAGCAGCAAGGGAACTAGGCTCAGCTGACAGGTATAAAGAATTAATTATTCTTAACGATTTGGTTCCTCCTTATATAATTCCAGCTTCATACCCAGATGAAAAAAGAGTTCTAAAACGCGGTGAAAGCATTCTAATTCCAGAATTTAGCGTTCCATCCATCGAAGTACCATTCTATTGGCGAACATATGAGATAACAAAGAATTTGACAGCCTTTGAGAGAAGTCTCTTTGTAGACGTTGAATTAACTCAAGATAACGATTTTGCTATAAACAATGCATCTGATATGAGTCTCGTGGCAGCAAGAGAAAATGCATTACAATCTTTACGAGTTCGATTAGGTTTGGAACCGGGCTCTCTTAAGCTTCATACTCAAGTTGGATTTACAGGTGAAGTCGGAGTCAAGAATATTGCTAATTGGGAACTCTTGAGATTGGCTTTCGAGCAAACAATAACAATGGATCCAAGGTTTGCAGGAGTAGATCTTAGACTTAAAGAGACTGAAACAGGAAGTGTAACTCACGTTGGTTGTAGAGCTTTCTTGAACCAAGACAAGCAAGGAGTTCCTCTTTATTACATAAAAGAACTGAGAGGGTAGAGTTTATGTTTGAGCTTAGAACGTTTCCTCAAATTTACGGACAGATGGTGGCTCGGGTCATTGCCGAAACACCACTTGATGATTTAATCCCTGGCTCGGTTTTTACAACTTTCCTCGAAGCTGCGGCGATCGAAGATGACGAACAATATTTCCAAATGCTTCAAATCATTAACAATTATTCTCTCGATTCAACTACAGGAGAAGATCTTGATGCGAGAGCAGCCGAATACGACGTCTACAGAGTTCAAGCAAGTAAGGCCTATGACTTTGTAACTATTGGAGACGAAGCTTTCGATAAGGTAGAAACAGGTGTTTATTCAGGATTACAAGCACCTAGATCAGGCCAAAACTATATCTATGGTGATTCTTTAACAGATTTTACAGCAACCGGATCTATCATCATTGGTAGAGGCAAAACAACGGTAGAAAAGCTTGCTTATTCCTCGATCGATGATCTTACAACACACGTTAAGTTTAATCTAACAACAAATCTTGTTTACGATCACGGAACAGACGAATCTATAGTTATGGCTCAGGGCGGAGACCGCCTTATTGCAGCAGGAGCCGAAGTTCTAGCGGAAGCAACTGATAAATTTCCAGAAATTGTTTTCATAACCCAATCAGACGCAGTCATTCTAGACGGGGAAGTCGAAGCAACCAGTATTCCTATAATAGCTGAAGCCGAAGGAACAGATTCAAACGTTCCTATTGGAGCAAGTAGAACTTTTAGGAACAAGCCGTTCTCTACAGCAACCGTAACAAACCCAGCACAAATAACAAACGGAAAGAACGAACAAACAGACGAAGAACTTCGCGATGCTATTAAACTAAAGGTCCAGTCACTATCTAAAGGCGTCAAAAAAGCCATCTTATCCGAAGTTCTTAATTTTATCTCACCCACAGACTATCGTCGTGTTGTTTCCGCTTCATTAATAGAACGAGTAGCTGAAGAAGACATCTCTATTCTATACATCGATGATGGGAGCGGAATTGTTTTCAATATTGATGGAGTTAGCGACGATGTCTTAGTTACGTCTGCTACAGGCGGAGAGCAATTTCTTCGTCTTCCGGACAGTACAGTTCCAGTAGTAAAAGCCTTTGCAGAGTGTAACGTAGAAGGACCTTGGGACTTCTCAGCAGGAATAAAAGATCTAGTTGTCCGACTCGGAGACGTCACTGAAACAGTAACATTTACGACAGCTGACTTCGCAGATCCAACGCAAGCAGAAGCAAAAGAAATAGTGGACGTAATCAACGCCGATCTTTCTGAAGGTCAAGCTCGCGTTTCTTCAGGCGGAGATAAAGTTCGTATTTTTTCAAAAGCTAATTTCAGAGAGTCGGTCCAAGTAACCGGCGGAACAGCTAACGATATTCTTGCCTTTCCTATCGACCTGCGTAAAACAATAAGTCTTTATCTTACTCGCGATGGAGTCACTACTTTACTATCAAAAGATGGTCGAACCGCTTCAGTAGAATGCGCTAACGATGAAAATTACAACCTCTCCGGAGGAGAAACACTGACTCTTATAGTTGATGCCAAATCAGCCAACGTATTAACAGCAACTTTTCAAGCCGGTGACTTTGCAACTCCTGGAAGCGCTACAGCGGAGGAAGTCGTAGCTAGAATTAATGAGGAAATTCCAGGAGCAATAGCATATATTTCATCAGGCGGAACTAAAGTATCTATATTTTCAAATCTAGACAGAGAAGACGATTCAAGAGTACAAGTAACAGGTGGCTCAGCAAACGCAGAACTAGGTTTTCCAACAACTGAATCACAAGGAGCCGCACTAGATTTCGCCCTAAATAGATTTTCTGGTGAAATAAAATTAGTTGATCCTCTTTTACTTTACGATAGAGTAGAGGTAGGTCTAACTGAGTCAAGAACAGTAACATTTACAGCAGCCATTGAAAATTACAATCTTTCCGGCGGCGAAACGTTAAACGTTACAATAAATGGCACTTATGCCCAAGTAGTAACTTTTCAAGGTGGCGACTTTGCAACACCCGGCTCCGCGTCTGCAGCCGAAGTTATAGCTAGAATAAACCTAGATTTAGCTGGAGCAACAGCTAGCTTATATGGCTCAACTCGAGTCCAATTAATATCGAACACATTATCTGAAGACGGCTCCATCCAAGTAACTGGCGGAACAGCTAACACTGAACTACAATTCCCAACCACTATACATTCTAATTTCCAAACACACCAATCGTATTTAGAAAATAGCGTTGATAGCCCATATGCCATCCAAAAAGACCAATCTCTTGTCATTGTCGTCGATGGAAATACAGCTAATACAATAGTTATAGATTTCGGTAATTTTGGAATAGATGGCTATTCAGAACAAACAGAAGTTCTTGACCAGCTGGATATGCAAGTATCTCCAGCACCAATCCAAGAAATCACCACACTTACATTCCCAGATCATTTAAGCGCATCAGTAGCTAGCGGAACAGATGGAACAGATGGATCATCCTTAGCCGAATTCTCAGATGAAACTTATAACTCATTTGCAGTAGGAGATGTGGGCAGGCACATAGAGGTTACCGGTTCTGGAGCAAACGACGGATTCTATGAAATTACGAGTTTTGTTGGAATTGATACCGTAGGTATAAGCCCGAGTCTATCGGCTAACGTAGCCTATTCTGAAGTAACAACGTTTACAATGAGAGCTGATGCAGGCGGCGACTTAGACGCTAAGTATTTCACTATCTATGATGAAGACGGTTCGGTAGGTGTATGGTTTGACGTAGACAACTCAGGAACAGGCATTCCTGCAGGAGCCTCAGCAGCAAACCGCGCCATAGAAGTAACAGCAGTCAACACTGGAGATTCGGCAATAAACGTTGCAGCCGCTGTTCACTCAGCAATCAACGCAGATGCTAAATTCACGTCAATTGACAATTTAGATGGTACATTAACGGTAACTCTAGTCAAGAAGAAATCAGTATCAGATGCAGTTGACGGAGATGTTGGTGGCGCTTTTTCAGTCAATGTCGACACACAAGGAGTCGATCCAACCCTCAATTGGACAATGCACGACACTCGGGAAATCAATGGTGAATATTTCACTATCTATGACGAAGATGGTTCAGTAGCTATCTGGTTCGATTTAAATAATTCAGGTACAGCAGAACCATCCCACGGAGCAGACCGAGCAATCGAAGTAACAACAGCTAATGTCGGAGACGCAGATACAGCTATCGCTGCGGCAACTCATACGGTTATAAACGGAGACGCTAAATTCTCATCTGTTGACAATGCAGATGGAACAATAACAGTAACTCTTGTCGAACCAGGCGCGGTTGTAGACGCATCAACAGGTTCAATGGACGCCTTGTTTTCAGTTAATGTTGATACTCAGGGCGAAGACTCATTGTACGAACTCGATGGATACAGATACCTACTCACAGTCAATCCAGGCGCAGTCCACGCAGACTGGGACGGAGCTGCAGCCGGAGACATAGTTGAATTTAACGGTACGACTGAATTATGGGAAGTCAAGTACGATGCTTCAGTTGCCACTAATGGAATAGTTAATGTCGTCGACGAGGAAACACTTTATAAGCACGATGGTGCTACAACTTGGAGCATTGCCACGCGAACAGCTAAAGAAGTTGCAGCGTGGTTAGCTGATCCAGTTAATAATTCACTATCTTCTTTTGCAGACATTACAACCACAGCCGGAGGAAATCGAATTCAAATATCTTCCAAAACAGTAGGAGCTGACGGAAGAGTTCAAGTTGCCGGAGGTACAGCTAATAATGTTCTAACGTTTCCAACATACGAGGTTCGCGGAACAGATGCTTATTCTTACTATACTGGTCTTCCACAAGAAGTTCAGTGGCTAGTTGACGGTAAACCTTCAGACGAAGATAACTATCCTGGAGTAAAAGCAGCAGGCGTTCAAATTGAAGTCGCTGAACCAGTAGTTAAAGACATTATTCTATCCCTCGACATAGAAACAGAAGAAAACGTAACAATAACATCGGTTGAAGACACTGTAAGGACAGAAATTAGTTCTTACATAAACGGTCTTCCAGTCGGTGGTGATGTGATTTTAGCTTCAATTATAACAGCAGCCAAGGGAGTTTCTGGAGTTTATGATTGTCAGATTCAATCACCAATAGATAATATATCAATTGCTGACTATGAAAAGCCGAAAATTATAGCAGACGATATTTCGATAAGTTAGGAATTTTATGCCAGTTGACACAGTTAAATATGCAAACTATGTACGATTTATCCCGAGTTTCTACAAACCGGATAGAAATACATACGTTCGCGCTTTACTGTTAGCTTGGGCAGAACAAGATGACCTTATTGTAACAGGTATTCAACAAGCTAAAGAACAAATATTTGTTGAATCAGCTGAGTTGCGTTATCTAAATGCTCTTGGAGCAAACGTTGGCGTCTTTAGACCGCTGTCTTTTAACATGTCTGACTCAACATTTCGACAACTTATTCCAGTCTTATCATATCACCCAAAACAAATTAGACCTACAATACAAGCCGTGCTAGACATATTCTTTGGAGAAGACAATCCAGATGTCGACATCTATGAAATTTACAATAACAACGTAATAATTCGCATACCATCCAGCGTTCCAACTCTAAGAAGAGGTCTTAAGGGTAGTGCTCACTTACATGACTACAATTGTTACATAAGCGTAATCGACGACCTTAATGATAAAGTCACCGTAACCTTCAATCACACAATAACTGAAGACCTTTTTGCGGAAGGAAAATTTGGCCAAGGCAACAACATTTTTGATGTTGTAAGTAATACAGCAGGCCGCTACGATGTAGAAATTCAATTTGGATCAGGTTTTGACCTTTCAGTCTTAAATACAACTGACGAGTGCCTTGTTCTTCACCCTAAATATGTAGGCCCTTTCCTCAGAGACCCTTCAGCAACGTACACGATAACTAAACATAGGGGAATATTAGGACAAACCATTAACCAAGGTCAAGTTTACGCAACTATCACAATGGAAGATTCTAGTGATATTCCAGATGAGCCAGGCGAGCTTGTGTTTGACTACGGTGGATCTCAGAAAGAAGCTCATGTTAAGTATTTAGGTCGTCCTAATAACACGTCCTTATTATTAAATCCAACTTCACCGTTTGCAGAAGCTCACTCTGCGGGAGAGCCAGTTAACTTAATTACAGTTCCTCAGTGGGATTGGGATCAAAAAGGTACAGATTTTGCGGCATATATTACCGGAATTTCAGCAGCTAGACTAGTAGCACAAGAGCTTATTAGGAGCATAGTTGCGACCGGAGTGACGATCACGTGGGAAATAGTGGAGGAATCGTACTGATGCTTCATACGAATAACAGTTATTCAATAAGAATAAAATTGCATCATAGTATTAAAGATATTTAATTAACGATTTTAGTAGCTTACGGAGGGGTCCGTGCAGAAACAAATAAGAGTGGTAGCGGATCAGCGCTTAGACAAACCAGATGTCGATAATTTAAACACGTATATCGAAAACGAATTTCAGATATACAACCGTGAATTTATCGCTGCTTTAAACTATATTTCAAAAGGTTTCCAGTGTGAATCAGCAGGAGGTCTCCTCCTAAGAACTCAAGCAATAGATTCACTTGTTTTCAACTCAGAAAACGATGGAGCTTCTAACTTATACAATCTACTAACAGGCGATACGCCCCTCGAAGTCTTGTTAGCCGACAATACTACTAACTATGTCGAGTTAAAAGTATCTAAATTCACAGGCCTAGAACGAGCAGTTGGTATATGGGATCCAGCAGCAGATGCAGGAGAAGGTGAAGAATTTTCCCAAAACAGCGATACACTAACATATATCTCAGGTGAATTAATATCAAATACATCAGCATTTACAAGTCTACCAGACCGCATCCCAATTTGCACAGTAGTCACAGCCAGTGGAACATTTACATCTGGAGATATCACTGAAGCTCGCGATCTAATGTTTGCCCTAGCCAACGATTGGGACTTCGGATCACCTCGTTCAGATAGAACAATCGCTAGCTTGAAACAAATGCTTGATGCACTCATGACAATAATAAAAGAAATGAAGGGTTCGACAGATTGGTATGAGGATCTAGGCGCCGGTTACAATCTAGTGGCAATGTGGAACATCATTACAGATGCTGACACCTACGACGAATCTTATACAGTAACATCAGGAGATGAAGCCTCTCAAATAGTCGAATACACACTTCCAGCAGCAGAAAACTATTTTGTTGGTATGTACGTATTGCGTATATATTTAAACAACCTCCCACAAACAGAAGGAGTCGGCTATGATTACGAAGAAATTGATGATGGTGGCGGATATGGAACTAAAGTACAGCTAGCTCAAGTACCGCCAGAAGGTTGTGTCATACGTTTTAAGAAAGATTGGGCAAAACTGGCCGGTTTCACATCAGATCCAACACCCAACCCTACAGAAGTAGAAGTATTAAATGGTCCACTAACAGTAAGAACAGACGTCAGAAAAATGCGCTTCGATGGATTTGGCGTAACAGATCTAGGCGCAAATTATGTTAAAGTGGAAGCCCTTACGACAACTGCACTCTCTCTTTATGATGAGAGTATCCTTATAGGAAACGATTTCGATGAGATAGATTTTGTTGGTGCTAATGTTCAAGTAAACGACTTAGGAAGCGGACGAGCTCAAGTAACCATTTCGGGCGGCTCAGGCGGTTCTGCAGAGTACATATCAAGATTAAAAGCTAATAACACAGGTTCAATAATTCCCGCTTATCGCGCAGTTGTTCTTCATACTGATGGTACTATTCTTCTGGCAGATGCAGATATAATTACAACAAGCTTTGTTTATGGCATCACAAAAGCTGATATAAATCCTGGATTTTCCGGAGAGGTCATAGTTGCTGGATTCGTTCCGAATGCAGCACAGGGACAAGGATGGACAACTGGAGAGTATGTATACCTCGGAGAGGCTGATGGAGTACTTGTTGATGAGGCAGGTGTTCCATCTGATGTTGGGGACTCTGTTGTCAGAGTAGGGATAGTCGATGGCAACGATGTCTTAATACAAATTGACTATGAACTCGAGTTATAGAGTCTATTACAGTTTGGACGGTT